CCGCAGGGCATCATCGACGGCTTTAACGCCGCCATCCGGAGCGGCAACATCGCGCAGATTACCCTCGCCATTCGAGGCGTCGAGGCACAGATGACCGCCGCCTATGGCACAACGAATCCGAGCGTCATGGCAGGTGCGCAGGGTGCAGGAACGCCCCCTGGCTACCAGACCACCGCCGAGATGACCAAAGACATGTCAGACCCCCGTTACCAGACCGACCCTGCCTTCACGCAGGAAGTCTACCGCAAGATTCAGCACAGCAGCCTCTTTTAAGAGGTCTATTTTTTTTTGTCTATTTTTAAGGAGAAAACCACATGGCAAATGTAAAGATCGCAAACCCTATGGCAAAGAATGGCGTTGCAACCACCGACGCCGACAAGCTCGCCCTTGCACTCAAAGTATTCGCGGGCGAAGTCCTCACCGCATTCCAGAAGTCCTCCGTCACCCACGGACACGTCCTTGAGCGCAGCATCACCAGCGGCAAGAGCGCACAGTTCCCCGTATTCGGACGCACACAGGCACACTACCTCAAGGCAGGAGAGAGCCTTGACGACAAGCGTGAGAACATCCAGCAGTCCGAGCGCGTCATCCACCTCGACGGACTCCTCACGGCAGACACCCTCATCTTCGACCTCGACGAATTCATCGCACACTACGACTTCCGCAGCCCGTATTCGGCAGAGCTGGGCAATGCCCTCGCACTTTCCTATGACGCATCCGTCCTCGCCGAGTGCGCCAAGGAAGCCCTCAACCCCAATGAGAACGTCGCGGGCAACGGCAAGGGCGGCGTCATCGAACGCTCCATCACAGGAGGCGCGGGCATCAACCGCGACACGGGCAACGCCATCTACGACATCCTCTTGGAGGCAAAGGCAAAGATGGCGAACAACTACGTCCCCGCAGGAGACCGCTACGCCTACCTCACGCCGGAGTTCCATTCCGCACTTGCCTCCGCACTGGAATACCTCAACCGTGACTACGGCGCGGGCGGCAGCATCCTTGAGGGCAACGTCATCCGTCTTGCGGGCTTTGATGTCATCGAGTGCCCGCACATCACGCGCGGCGGCGACGACAACGGCAGCGTCATTCAGGGCGACGGGCACGTCTTCCCCGCAGCGTACGCAGACAAGAGTCCCATCATCATCTGCCACAAGACCGCAGCGGGCGTCTTGAAGCTCCGCGACCTCGCGATGGAACAGGCGCGTCGCCCCGAGTATCAGGCAGACCAGATCATCGCCAAGATGGCAGTCGGCATGGGCGGGCTTCGCCCCGAGAGTGCCTTCCTCGGCATCGTCAAGAAGAAGTAACTTTCCCGTCTCCTCCCACGCAGCGCGTTCCTTTAGCCTCCCCTGCAGCAGCGGGGGAGGTGGCACGCGCAGCGTGACGGAAGGGGCGCCTTGAACTCATACAACTCTCTACCTATTTGAAAGGAGCATTATGCTTGTCACACAGACAGAACTTGATGCAGTCAACTACATCCTCTCCGCGATTGGCAGTTCCCCCGTAACCACCCTCGAAGGCGACATGGACATCGACGTCGTCAACGCCCGCCGCCTCATCGAGAAAGTCAGCCGCGACATCCAGCGAAAGGGGTGGGACTTCAACACAGCCACCCGTATTCTCAGCCCCGAGCAGGGCACAAAGCACATCCCGTGGGCACGCAGCATCATCTCCCTCCATGCAGCGGACGGCAGCACCCTTGTCAAGCGCGGCGAGCGTCTCTATGACATGACACGCGGCAGCGACGAATTTGACAGCCCCGTCACCGTCACCCTCATCGAGGGCGTGGACTACGACGACCTCCCCGATGCCTTCAAGACCTACGTCACAGCCAAGGCAGCCGTCGACTTCCATGCGCGCTACTTCGGCGACGCCGCCATCTCAGAGGATTTGCAGATGGACTTGAACTTAGCTTATCAGGACATCGTCCAGTACGACATGGAAATGCAGTCACTGAATATGCTCCAAGTCGCCGCCGTCCCGCCCGTATTGGAGAGGAGCTAAGTATGCTCATATCCCAGAACATCAAAAACCTCGTCTCAGGAATCTCCCAGCAAGCCCCCATCCTCAGACTTCCCGAGCAGCTTGAAGTGCAGGAAAACGGCCTGTCCACAGAGGCGTCGGGACTCGTGCGCCGCCCGCCCACCGTATTCGTTCGCTCCCTTATGCAAGCACTCCCTGAGAGCGACGACCCCCTTTTGCACTTCGTTGATCGGGATGAGAGGACAAAATACTTCATCTACTTCTATCGCGATGAAATCAGCATTGTAGACACAGACGGCACATCCTATCCCGTCTCCTACCGCGAAGACAAAAGCTATTTGAAGACCAACACCCCGCAGGACACACTGCGCGTCCTCACCGTCGCCGATCACACCTTCATTGTCAATCGCAGCATCCCCGTGCGAATGCGCCCCGACAAGACCCCCGACGTATGGCAGACACAGGGCGCACTCGTCAATATCAAACAGGGACAGTATGGGCGCACCTATACGATCTCGGTCAATGGCAGCGAAGTCGCACGCCATGAGACACCCGACGGCAGCGACAAAAGTCACACCAAGCAGATCGACACCGACTACATCAAAGATCAGCTCGCCGCACAGGTGCGCGCCAAAGGCTACACCGTTGATACGGGGAGCGCATGGCTGCGCATACGCGGCGTAGGGAGCGTTGCAACGAGTGACGGCTTCAACAATCAGGCAATGGTAGGATTCGTACAGAAAGCGCAGAAATTCAGCCTCCTGCCCGCACAGGCGCCCGACGGCTACACCCTTGCCATCGCGGGAGACCCCAACAGCAGCGGGGCAGGGAGCTACTACGTCTCCTACAGCGCGGCAGACAAAATATGGAAAGAATGCGCCAAGCCCGACATCCTCTTAGGTTTCGACCCCTCCACCATGCCCCATGAACTCGTGCGGCAGGGAGACGGCAGCTTTGTCTTTCAGCGCTGCGCGTGGGACGACAGGAAGATTGGGGACGACGACAGCAACCCCTTGCCATCCTTCGTTGGTCAGCCCATCAGCGACATCGCCTTCCACCGCAACCGCCTCGTCCTCCTGTCGGGCGAGAACGTCATCTGCTCCGAGAGCGCAGAGTACTTCAACTTTTGGATGACCACATCCAATGACATCCTCGACACAGACCCAATAGATGTGTCTACCACAACAGAGCGCGTCAACATCCTCAGCTACGCCATACCCTTTGGTGGGGAACTGTATTGCTTCTCCGACAAAAGCCAGTTCGTCCTGCGCGCCGACACCGTCCTCAGTCCGAAGAACACAGCGCTTGTAGAGGTTACAGGCTTCACGAGCAATACCAGCTGCCGTCCCGTCAGGGCAGGACGCAACCTCTACTTCGCCGCCGACCGCAGCGAATACACCAGCATCAAAGAGTATTACAGCGTCCAGCAGGTCAGCGAAGAGAAGAACGCACAGGACATCACCAGCCACGTCCCCGACTACATCCCGAACGGCGTCTACCAGATTGCCGCCAGCAACAACGAGAACATCCTGCTCATTCTCACAAAGGGAGACCGGAGAGCCATCTACATCTACAAATACCTCTTTATGAACGAGCAGCGTGTTCAAGCATCGTGGAGTCGATGGACATTCGGAGGGCGTGTCTTCGGTGCATTCTTTGTAGGCAGCACACTATTTGTCTTCCTCAACCGAGGCGGGCGGCACTGCCTTGAACGGATGAACTTCACCACCTACAAGACCTCAGACCTTGCGGGAGAGCCTTACCGCGTCTACCTCGACAGCAAGAAAATCGCCGTGACCGCTTCCTACAACGAAGTCACCAAAAGCACCAGCTTCAACCTTGTGCACGAATACGGACTGTCCTCATTGAAAGACCTTCCAAAAATCGGCGTCGTCTTTCCGAGCGGCAAATATCAGGAAGCACAGATCGAGAACGGACGCGCCACCATCAGCGGCGAACACACAGCAGCGGGCATCGTCATCGGCTTCCCGTATGAGACACACATACGCCTCAGCCCCGTACATCTCCACAGCGAGCGGAGCGAACGCATAGAGACCAACCTTACGGGACGCTTGCAGCTCCGTTACATCCGTCTCAACTACGCGGACACAGGCGGCTTCACCGTCACCGTCACCTACCGCCGCGGACGCAGATGTCGCTACATCATGACCGCACGCATCATCACCGATCGGAATGACATCCTCGGAAGAGTACCTTGTGACACGGGTGTCTTCAAAATACCCGTACAGAGTCTCAACACCGACGCAACAATAGACATACGCAGCGACTTACCGCTCCCACTCTCCCTCATCGGCTTTTTGTGGGAAGGCAGCTACGTCGCCCGCTCGAAAGGAGTGTAGAACATGGGCATGGCATTTACCCTTGCAAGCACCATCTTTGGTGTCTACGCCCAGAACAAAGCCCTCGAGGCGCAGGGCAGAGCAAACGAAGCCACAGCGCGCAGCATGGTGCAGAGCATGAACTACAGCTTGCAGAACCTCGAGCAGGAACGGCGGGATGTCTTTGAGGCTACCGTGCAGGAGCTTGAGCGCACACAGCACCAAGGACGCCGCCTCACAGCCTCCGTCGGTGCTGCCGTCGCCGAGGGCTTACAGGGCGGGGGACGCACAGCCGACCTCCTCCTGCGCAGCAGCCACGCAGACACAGCCCGCGCCATGGCGAGCGTCAAAGACAACTACGCCAAGAAGTCGAACGAAATTGACCTCAACAAAGAAGCAGCACTTCTGAACACACGGGCGCAGATACGCTCCATCAGGGAGGTACAGAAACCCTCCTTCCTCGGCACAGCCATCCAGCTCGGCACCGCATATCTCGGTGCACGGCAGGAAGACGAACGCATCAAACTCATGCGTCTCAACGCGGGCGTAGAGAGCGGCAAACTGAGTACAGGCAGGAGCGGAGGCGTTCACTTCGCGTGGGATGCGGCAGACAGCATCTACAAAGCATCCTATCAACCCTTCCGGTTCAGCAGCCTTCTCGGCAGCATCGACCAGAGGCAGAAGAAATTCACCTTCGACGTACCCAACCCATTCAGCCAAGACAAACAGACCATCAACTACTTCTAAAGGAGGACAGCCGTGCCAACACCCATTTCAGGCGCACTCGGCACCCAGCGCCAATTCACACCCCAGCCCGACGCGGGCTACGTCGGACGCTATGCAGGACTCTCGCCCGTCAATATCAGCGCCGCGACCAATCGCCACGAACAGCTTGCGGAGAACCTCGCCCGGCTCACAGGAGCACTCTCGAGCTACCGTGTGTCCCACGAAAGCTACCTTGACGACAGCGGAAACATCGAGGCGCAGCGCATGATACAGGGCGAGAGCGAGGAGAGCATACGGAAGCTGGGCGCCATCGACGCAGCACAGCAGGAAGGCTTCGCCGACGCCCTCAGCAACCCCTACTTCCGTGCTCATGCCGAAAGATTACGCGGCGGCTTTTTGAGTGCCATCATGAAGAACGCGTATGACGAAAAATACGCCATGACCCCCGCCCGCACAGCACAGGAAGAAGCGAATCGCTACAACCAATTTGCACGGGACTGGCAGAAAGCAAACCTAGGAGGGGACAGCGCCCCCGTCAACCGCACCGCCTTTGCCGCAGGATTCAACGAAAACCAGCTCACGAACATGGGAAGCCTCATGGCGGCATGGGAAAAGAAGAACTACGAAAATGAAGTCACCACCACCATGGCAAGCGTGCAGTCCCAGTTACAGGACGTTATCAAGAACGCCCCTGAGATGCTTGAGACCAACGGACTTGTCACCGAACGCGTACAGGAAATCATCAACAACGTGCGCCTCATGGGACTCCCTGCGCAGTACAGACAGAAACTTATGCAGGACTTTGCCGAGGAGTTTATCAAAGAAGGCTACATCGACGGCACGCGCCTCGCACAGATGATGGAGCGCATCACCGTTCAGACAGGCTTTGACGGCACAGAGACAACAGCCGCAGAGCTTCTCCCCATGTCAACGCTCAAGCAGATGGCAGAAGAGTATCACGCCCAGTTCCACACACAGGAAAAATACGACTGGGTGCAGGGACACATCGAGAACCAGAGTCTCAGCGAAGCAATGGCAGAAGTCGCGGAGTGGGAACACAGCGACCCCGTCCGTGCCCGTGACTACAACCGCCTCATCCCCGAAATCAAAAGCGGTATCGAGCAGAAGAAGCGGGAAGCCGAGCGTGCCATGCGGGAACGTATGGCGGCAGCAGGACGCACAAAAAGCAGCAGTGGGGGAGGGGGATGGAGCAAGATCACAGACCCACAGGCGGCCGGTGACCTCCTCAGCGCATGGCTCGGCGGCGCCGACATGGTAGGTGGAATGCCAATCAGCGGCTACACCATAGACAAAGAAGTCCTCTACAGCGTCGCCACCCCGCTTTTACAGCGCTTCATCACCGACGGAGACTGGACACAGACCTACCGCCTTATGGACTTGCCGCAGATGAGTGCCCTTCGGAGCAGCGTCAGTGCCTCCATGGCGAACGTACTTGCCTCCATCATGCCCAGTGACGACGGCGGCGTCAATATTGGGGACAACCCCTACCTGCGCTCCCTTGTGGATGGATGCATCACCAACACCAATGCCATTGCGAGCAGCTTTGGTGGTGACCTTGCACGCGAAGCCTCCCTCCTCAAGACCCTCAGTGAGGCATATGGCGGCGGGGACACAGGCTACGAGGAGGCACTGCGCCTCTATGCCCTCAGCAACCAGACCAAACGGGCAAATCCCGACGTACACAGTGCCAACGCCAAAGCGGGGGAAGAGAACATGTGGGGCTACACCATCGACGACGTACCTACCATGTACGACGACGATCATACCGACTGGGCAGACTTCGGCATGTCCTGCAACAGTTTCATTTCCTCCGACATCAGCAAACTATGGACAAGCCTCCTCGATGCGGGGATTGACCCATGGCAAGCGCAGCTGAATGTCAACCGCTGCGTCAGAGACAACTACGAAACCTATCATTGGGGTGTCTTCCCCAAAAGCGTCCGCTGGAACATCGGTACCGACAACGATGCCCACTGGTTCAGAAAGGCACTTGACAGCTTCATCTTCTCCACCTGCGAAGGTGGGGACACCAGCGACTACGAAGGTACAACCATCGGCTATAACCCGACCACACGCATCTTCACCTTCACCAGCAACAGCCTCGGAAAGACACGGCAAGTCACCATCTCGCAGCTGCATGACAAGGCACGCAGCCTTTACGAGGCAGAAGATGACAAGAGCGCGGACACAGCTCCACCTTCCTCCTCCTACAGCCCCGACGACATCAATGCACAGCGTGCACTGCCGCAGTGGAACAACGCCGACAGCTACGACGACCGCAGCATCCTTGACGACTACTACAGCGAATAATCCCGTCCCTCAGCCTCCCCTGCCGGAGTGCAGCGCATATGTTAGACCAAAACCATGGTCTTATAGCCTCCCCTGCCACAGCGGGGCGCAGCGCCCCCCCCCCCCCCCCCCGCCCCCCCGCCCCGCGGGGGGGGGGGGGGGGGGGGGGCCCGCTTGCGGTGGAAGGGGCGCTATGATGAGCAACACATCTCTACCTACAGAAAGGAATACAATGGCAAACGAACAGAACGCCCTGCGCGTCTGGAACTACCTCACGCGCGAGATTGGACTCGACGATGTGCGTGCCGCCGCCATCATGGGCAACTTCTCACAGGAGAGCGGCTTCGACACAGGCGCCATCTCTTCCGATGGTGAAGGCAGCCTCGGCATAGGGCAGTGGACATACGGCAGACGCAGTGCCCTCGAATCCATTGGCGGCGACCCCACCTCCCTTGACACACAGCTTCTGCACTTCCGCAACGAAATCAGCGAGGGAGGGGCACGTCGCTACGCATGGGAGAATTTGCTGAGTAACGATGGCGACCTCGCCTCCCTCACAAACGGCTGGTGCGACGACTTTGAAGCACCCTTAGAGGAATATGCCGACCGCCCCAACCGCATCGCAGAAGCGGAGCGGTACCTTTCAATGTACGGCGGGGGAAACTACACAGGCTCCGTCATGGGCATGCTTGCCCCCCTCCACGCGCAAGCGTCCAACTACGCCATGTATGGTGACCTGAACCCCGCCACAACCGACTACAGCGGAGAAGAAGATCACATCGAGGAAATCGGCACCATGCGTGCCTACGCCGAGAACTTCTGGGACTCCCTCACCACAGGCGGCGTTGCACGCTTTCTCGAATACGTCTGGGGCGGCATCGCACACAGCGGCAAAATGTGGTACGAGAAGAAAGACCCCGTCACGCAGGAGGACATCGACTATGTCTCTCAGGCACTCCCCAATGACAAAGACACCCAACAGTTCATCCTCCTCAACGGACGCGACAGTCAGGAAATCCGTTGGCTCGTCAACCAGAAACTCGTCGAGAAGAACAGACAGGCACGCATCGCCAAGTGGAAAGAAGAGAACGACTCCATCCTCGCCCGATTTGCCGTCGGCGTCGGAGGCGCGGCGGGCTATCTCTTTGACCCGTTGAACCTCGTCCCGCTGGGCAGTGCCGTCAAGAGCAGCTACCTCATGGGACGCCTTGGAAGTGCCCTCATGAACCCCATGAAGGCGAAGGAAATTGCCGTCACCACAGTGAAGACAGGACTTGCCATCGCAGAACGCAACGCCCCGCTTGTAGGCAGCGTCCTCACCAACGACTACATAAAAGAACGCATGGGGGCAGGGAAGCAGAACTACATCATGGATGCCGCCGTCGCCATGCTTGCGGGCACCGTCCTCTCCGTCGCGGGCTATGGCATCGGCAGAGCATTCTCGCGCTACAGCACCCGCCCCACCCTCAGTGACGAGGCAGCAGCTGCGGCAGACCGTGCAGAGACCAACGCCTACCTCCACGCCGCTGATGCAGACAGGATTCGCAGCGAGACCATTGGAGAGATGCGGAAACTGCACGACACCTCCTTTGGGCAGACACTCAAATCCGACCTCTACAACGGCTTTGAGAAGAACGGGCGCATCATCGCCACCACCTACGAGAAAGCACGCACATCCCTTGCCCGCGCAGGTATTGACCTGCCGAAGGACGCCAAGGCATTCTACGTCCCCAACGAAGACTACGCCGTCCTCCTCACAGACAACATCAAAGGCAAGGCACAGGTTGAATCCCTCCTTGCCCATGAGTTTGCCGTTCATGCAGGACTCTTCCAGAGCATTGGAAAGAAAGAGTATGTCTCCCTCATGAATCAGGTCAAACAGGCCATGAACAAAAAGGGCACCGTCTTCAACGCCCTGCGCCGTAAATACGACACCCAAGACCCCGAGGAAGTCTTTGCGCACGCCATCGAAGACGGCGTATTGCCGCAGGGCATCGCATCCAAGCTCAAGGGCATCTTCAATCAGGCGTTCCGTCAGCGCGGCTACGGCGCCAAATTCTCGCAGGAAGACATTGCAGACATCCTGAGGAAACAGGCAGACATGCAGCGGCGTGGGGAGGACGGCTTCTACTACAACCCAGACGGCTCCACCGCCTTTGCGGGCGTACGCTACTCGCGTGACAACCTGCTGAACCCGCAGCTCTGGGAAGACCTCTATCAGCTCGACCCCAGTATCACGAAAGACACACAGGGAGACCTTCCCGCCTTCCTGCGCTGGATTGGGCGCAAATCAGAGAGCGGCAATGTGGGAGGCACCCCCTTCGGCGTCATGGCAAACTCCATGAGCAACACCGCACGCCACTATGCCCCGACGCTCTTTGCCGACGCACGCGGCAGAGGCATGGGCAGCGTCCGCACCATCAGCGGCGAAGAGCAGAAAGAGTGGATCGTCAAACGTCTGAACCTTCACTTCGGAGACTTTCTCGACGCACGTAGCGCATGGATAGGAAGAAACAAGAAGCTCCCCTTCCGCAGTGCACAGCTCGCCTTCAATCATATGGTCTCCATGCACTACAACGCCAAATACGCAGGGCATAAAGGTGTTGTCATAGCAGATGTCCCTCCCGAAGTGGAGAAGGCAGCAGATGCACTGCACAGACTGCGCAACGAGCAGATCGAGATCGGACAGCACTCGGCAGAGTATTTCGGAGCGCGGACAGGAAGCCTCATCGACGCGGACTGGTACGCCGTCGACCACGAACTCTGGCGCATGGTCGATACCGACGCACGCAGCAAACTCCTCGCCCGCTACAACAGCATCGACGACGCCTACACCGACCTTGCGGAGTACTACCGTGCCTTTGCCGATAAGGATGTCATCCGCGAAAAACTCCTGCGCGAAATACGCATAAAGAACGCCAAGATCAAACGGGCGAACGAGGAGCGGAAAAAGCGCGGACTCGACCCGCTGGACGAAAAACAAGAATTCGTCACAGCAGAGGAAGTAGACGCATGGCTCGAATCCCACATCCCCGGCGCCGTAGATCATGCCCTGCGCCTCAACCTCGACCCCGTAGACGGCATGAACCTCAAGGAGCTCGGCAACCTCAGCTTCCTGCAGGCACGCATCCCCATGGACACCACGGGCGTCATGAAGTTCAACGCGGGAACGCCGAACGAATTTGACTTCTCCTTCGACACACATCTTCGGAGCTTCGACCTTGACACCACCGTCCAGAAGAACACCCAACGCTTCGCAGGAGAGATTGCAGCAAAGAACGTCTTTGGCACAGAGCAGGGCATGCAGAAAGCACTTTCCTCCATCAAGAACGAACTGGAAATGAGCATCGCCCACGGTGACGCCAACACAGGCGTCATGAAGGACTATGCACGCATCGAAGAAGCCATCCGCGAACTGCGCGGCGTGCGTCCGCGCGAGGACAGTATGAGTCAGATGGGCGCCGTCGCCCGCATCCTGCTGAACACCTCCTACGCCAAGAACGGCGCCAACATGGGCTTTTCCCAGCTCGGGGAGATCGGAGGAGCCATTGCCTACGGCGGCACAGGACGCATCTTCGGCGCAGTCCCCATGCTGCGTGACCTCATGTTGAACATCAGAGAGGGTAAAGTCAGCGCCGATGCCTTTCGGGAAGCCGAGCGCTACATGTTTGGACGCGCCATGGAGGCAGAGGTATGGAGCACGAACGCCCGCGACCAAGTCGTGCGCGACGCCCTTACCCAAGAAGGGAGTGTCATCAATAAGGGCATCTTTGCCGTCTCTGACTTTGTCAAAGGACTCGGCAGAGTCACCGGCACCCTCAACCTCCTCCCCAAAATGACCGAATCCATGTACCGCGACATGCGGACAAACTACCTCGTCGATGCCGTCGACTGGGCAACAGGGAAAGAGTTCAGCAAACTCCGCAACCCATTCTCAGCGGCAAAGCTCAAAGCCTCGAACGTCACAGAGGAAATGGCAGAGCGCATCAAGACCAACCTGCGCGAGGCAGTGAAACAGGACGGGGAGGGGAGAATTATCTCCATCGACATGAAGGGATGGATGCAGAAAGACCCTGAGAGCTACTTCAAATTCTACGGCATGGGCGAGACACACGCCCAGCGTGCCATTGTCTCAGGAATGCGGCAGGGCAACAAAAACTTCCTCAAAAACGCCAACTGGTTCACGCGCATGCTCTTTCAGTTCAAAGACTACAATTTGAGGGCAATCAACGCCCAGACCATGCGTGCCCTTACCGCGCGGGAACTCGACGACGCCATCGCCTTCGGTATGTCCATCGCCACCAACACCGCAGCCTACGCCCTGCGCGTCGGGGCAAAGGCGGCAGGAATGTACGCCCTCGGCAACATCACAGGCGCGAACGACTACCTAAAGCGTATGTTTGATGATGGACAGCTCCTGCGCGTTGCAGCACTGCGCTCTGCATTCACCTCGCCCCTTTCCTTCGGCAACGATGCTTACGAGGCGTGGACAGGAGCACCCACGATTCGCACCACAGTCGACCGACAGCACGGGCGCAGGAAGGACGCGGACACCCTCGACAACATTGCAGATGCCGTCAAACAGCTCCCCGCCATCCAGACAGGCGCGTCTCTCAAAGCCGTAGCAGCACTCCCTGACATCATCGCAGGGGACGCCACACAGAAAGACCTGAGAGACTTCTACAAAGCACTCCCCATCCCCAACTTCATCCCCTTCATGACCTACATCGACCACGTCATCGGAGGGAGCGGACTTCCCAAGAAATAAGGAGGAACAATGGAACACAAAGTCAGCGTCAAATACGCAGGAGGGCAGAGGGAATACACCATTCCCTTTGAATACCTCTCCAAGAAATTCGTCCACGTCACCGTAGACGACCTTGAACTCACCTACAACGTCGACTACCGCGTTGAAGGCACATACGTCAAGCTCCTGCGCAGCAGTACCCCCGCGCAGACCATCGAGATTTACCGCAAGACCGCCACCAGCCGCCTCATCGACTTCAACGACGGCTCTGTCATGCGCGGCGATGACCTCACCACCTTTCAGATGCAGATACTCCACGTCGTAGAGGAACAGGGACTCTACGGCACAGCAGGAGGTGGCGGGAGTGGTGAAGGAGGCAGCTCCTACGCCTCCCTCTGGTTTGCAAGCGTAAAGGAAATGCAAGCCTACCCCCTGCTCGCTATTGGCAACATCGTCCACACCCGCGACTACGCAGGAGACGGCAAGGGCGGCGGCGCACAGTACCGCATCGTCAAAGACAACAAAGACAAATACGGCAATGCAATCCCGTGGGCACTGCCGCTCGCCAACGGACTCTTCGCCATGCTCGACGAGCACCGTGAAGTCAACTACCGTATGTTTGGCGCAGTACTTGACGGCGTAAATGACGACGCAGAAGCCATGCGGAACTGTCACCGCTACGCCGACAGCCACTTTGTCTACGACGACAAGGGACTCACCAAAATCTACACCTGCAACGTCGCCCAGCACGACGGCATCATCTACAAGAAAGGTAAAGATGCCATCGTATGCAGCAGCAACGTAGACCTCTCCGGTGCCACACTTCTGGTGGATGACAGCAACGCCACATGGTATGGCATCTACGTCTGGGGAGACAACAACTCCCTCAACTACGAGGCAGAACTTTCCGATGAAGTCAAAAGCGACCTCAAAGCAGACGCCTTCTTCCTGCCTCATGCGGGAACAGACCTCCTCCATCAGAACACCGTCGTCAAACTCGAAGAAGACCCCTACTGTGCACGCGACGACGCGGGCTACCTCTACACCGTCGCGCGGCGGGAACTCCTCGTACACGACATGGACGGCATCTGCGTCAGCCCCCTCACCGACGATTGGAGGCACGCGGGCGGCGAGGAGATCAACTGCCAGATTTCCGACCTCGGCAGCGGCACCGTGAAGAACGCACAGAGCTTCACCCACTTCAAGGCATCCTTCACCTACCTGCCCGCAGTACGCGGCACATTCGTCGGCTGCGACGTACGCCTTGATGTCTCGGCGAATAAATACTGCTCCGTCATGTGGTGCAAGCGGCACAACGCCACCGTGCGTGACTTCACCTTCCGACCACGGCAGGGAGAACTCCACAACCGTAAATTCAAGAACGCCATGATCTACCTCTGGGACAGCTACAACGTTCACGTCAAGAACCTCCAAGGCTTTAATGCCAGCGGCAAGAAAAACGGCAGTACAAACGGCACATCGGGCTACATGCTCCGCATCACAAACTGCGCCGATGTCCACGTAGAGGACTGTCAGATGCAGGGATATTGGGGCGCAACAGCAATGGACAGCGTCAAGAACATCCACTTTCGGCACTGCCACATGAACCGCCTCGACATTCACGACTACTTCAGCAACCTCTACGCAGAGCAGTGCGTCTTCTACAACCACGCCATTCAGATCGGCTACGGCAGAGGCGTCGCCTCCTTCACCAACTGCATCTTCCACTACAACGACATCCCGAATGACTCCTATGGCAGTGCGCACATGGTCGAATTCAACCTCACCTACGGGCGTATCTTCGAGGGACTTGTCAACGTGGACGGATGCCGCGTCATCGTGCACAACCCGCCCGACAACGAGTTCAACATCTTCAAGATGGAATTCTCCCCCGATGCCACCGCCATCACCAAACACTTCCAGTTCCCCGAAATCACCTGCCGCAACTGCCTCATCGCTAAAATATTTTAGCCCCTTCGCATTGACGGTGATGTTTTTCACATCGCTCTTATCCCAGCCAATCAACGAACGGTCATAATTCGCAATCCCCATCCCTGACTCCTCGAGCGTCAACTCACTCTCAAGGCTGGATAAAACCCACGTCCCCAACGAACAGTCAAAAGCCTTTGCACTGCGGAACATCTTCGTCATATTCTTGACCTTCGAGACATCCCACTTCGTAAGATCCGAATTGAACGATTCTGCCCAACCGAACATCAAGTTCATATCCGTTACGTTCGACACATTCCATTGGCTAAGATCCGACTTGAATTTTCTAGCCGTCAAGAACATCTCACTCATATCCGTGGCGCTGCTCACATCCCATTGGCTCAAATCGCTCTCAAAAGCATAAGCCTGTGAGAACATACCCCTAAAGTTCTCGCCGCGCCCCGTCTTCCATCCCTTCAAATCTTGTTTGAAATTTTCCGCCTTATAGAACGTGTAGCTAAAATCTCGCACTTGGCTCACATCCCATTCCTT